AAAAGAAGAACTATGGTACTTGGTGTGATTATGAAAACATCAAGTGGGATAAGAAACTAATACCACAAGAGTGGTTGGAGGAAGTATGAGTGAACTATTCGCATTGCTTGTAGGAATATGTAGTATAAACTACTGTTCATTTTCTATAGAACATCGGGTTACAGGAGACTGGTTAGCTGTTAATGTTTATGACAAACGGTCAGAGGTAATAGATAAGGTTCAGTTTGATATATCAGCATTAGAATTTGATATTATTCTTCGTGAACATTTAAAGTTAAAGCCTATTCTTCCTAGTTGTTTAGGGAAGACAATGGTGACTAGTAATGATTGACACTATGATGGTACATAGTGTTAGTTCTAGCACTAAGAATAATGCAGCTAGATTCTCACACAATAGTATACAAGGACACTTCCATAGTAACTTTGAGATTAGCTATGCAGCAGACACTAATCAGATTAGATGGGCTATGACCGTAGGATGTTTAATGAATCCAGATGGTGTAGCAGCTAGGTATGGGTCAGGTATAATATTAAAAAGACCTATACTAGGATGTGGTGTAGTAGTAAGTAGTAAGGGTAACTATTTAATTATCAGTGACTTACACATACCGTACCACCATCGTGATGCTTTTAGTTTCCTAGAATCTGTGTCTGAGTATTATGATTGTAAAGTAATACTTAATGTAGGAGATATGATTGACCACCATGCGGGTAGCTACCATGAGTCTGAGCCTGATGCTCTTAGTCCAGAGGAAGAGTACTATCAGTCTATGGAGTACTGTAATGAGTTACAAGATATATTTCCTAGCATGATTATAACCGAGGGCAATCACGACAAGATACCACAGAGGAAGCTAAAGACTTGTGGACTACCTGCGTCTATGGTGTATGATTACAATAAACTATATAAGCTAGATGCTAAGTGGAAGTGGGTAGACAAGTATACGTTTAATTCTAATGGAGGACAGCCTGTACTAGTACCTATGGTACTTAATCAGAAAGGGAGATGGAATAAGAAAGTACATGGGAGTAAAGTAGGATGACTCTCACACTAGATGAAGTTAAGAAGTGCATCTCTAGTCAGTATGATCCAGACTTAATAGTAGAGATACTAGAGATTACCACGGAAGAACTATTGGAAAATTTCCATGATAGACTAGTGGATAATTTAAATAAATTTGAGATAGAGGGAGACTAAAGTACAGTGGCTATACACAACGCACTAAAAACCAGTAACAGTAACACATGGGAAACACCCAAGAGTTTGTTTGATGAACTAGACAAGGAGTTTAACTTTACTTTAGATGTAGCTGCGTCATATGAAAATAGAAAGTGTAAAGAGTATTACTGTGAAGAAGCTGAATCAATAGGAAAGTCAGGACTAGACCTAGATTGGCATGGTTCAGTGTGGTGTAACCCTCCTTACTCTAGGGGTTTACAAAACAAGTTTATTAAAAAAGCTAACCAAGAGTACTATGCAGGTAATGTAGAATCTATTGTAGTTCTATTACCTGCTAGAACTGACACGTTAATGTTCCATGAGTATGTATACAAAAAAAGAAATGTAGAATTAAGATTCCTAAAAGGAAGGTTAAAGTTTGAGGTAGGCGGAGTAGCAAGTAAAAACCCTGCACCATTTCCATCCATGTTAGTTATCTTTAAATAACAAAAGTATCATTGATACTATTAAATATAAGGGAGAAGTAATTAATGAAGTTATATGAAGATTATATTCATCAAAGTAAATACGCACGGTACTTAGACGAACAACAACGTAGAGAATCGTGGGATGAAACTGTGTCTAGGTACGTAGATTACTGGGTTGATAAGGGGCTTATAGAAGGGGAGGATATAACAGACATAGTTACAGCTATATCTGACAAGAGAGTTATGCCTTCTATGAGAGCTATGATGACTGCGGGTAAAGCATTAGACCGTGATAATGTAGCGGGATATAACTGTTCATACTTGCCAGTAGACCACCCTCGCGCCTTTGATGAAGCACTATATATACTGTGTTGTGGTACTGGTGTTGGCTTCTCAGTTGAGCGTAAGTTTACTGATAAGTTACCTGAAGTAGCTGAAGAGTTCCAAGATACTGATAGCACTATAGTAGTAGCAGATAGTAAACTAGGTTGGGCTAGTTCATACAAAGAGTTAATATCATTATTGTATAATGGTAGAGTACCTACATGGGATACTTCCAAAGTTAGAAAGAAAGGAGAGAGGTTAAAGACCTTTGGTGGTAGAGCTAGTGGTGCTGAACCTCTGATTGACTTGTTCCAATTCACTACTTATATATTTAAAACAGCAGCAGGGCGAAGGCTAACTCCGTTGGAGTGCCACGACTTGATGTGTAAAGTAGGAGATATAGTTGTAGTAGGTGGTGTTCGTAGGTCAGCGATGATTAGTTTATCAGACCTAGAAGACAGTCAAATGAGAACAGCTAAGTTTGGTAGATGGTGGGACGCTAACCCACACAGAGCATTGTCTAATAACTCAGTTTGCTATGAGTCTAAACCTACTATGGAGCAGTTCATGGAAGAATGGAAAGCATTATACATGTCACACTCAGGTGAGCGTGGTATATTTTCTCGTGCTGCTGCTAAAAAGCTATCACCTAGTCGTAGAGATACTAACTTTGACTTCGGGACGAACCCTTGTAGTGAGATAGTTCTGCGTCCAAATCAATTCTGCAATTTAACAGAGGTAATTGTTAGACCAGATGATGATCTTGATTCTCTCAAAGAGAAAGTTAGATTAGCTACCATACTAGGTACGTTACAGGCTACACTAACAGACTTCAGATACCTACGAGGTATATGGAAGAAGAATACAGAAGAGGAACGCTTACTTGGTGTTAGTATGACCGGAATAAGTGACCACCCTGTGTTAATGAATGAGAAATCTATAGACCTACCTAGATGGTTGGAGGAACTAAAAGATGTTTCCATTAAGACTAATAAGATATGGGCAGATAAGTTGGGTATTCCTGAAAGTACCAGTATTACTTGCGTTAAGCCTAGTGGTACTGTTAGTCAGCTTTGTGATACTGCTAGTGGTATCCATCCTCGTTACAATAGCTACTACATTAGACGAGTACGACAAGATAACAAAGACCCTCTGACAAAGTACATGGATAAGACTGGTATACCAAATGAACCGTGTTCTATGAAACCAGATACTACTACTGTATTTGAGTTTCCAATGAAAGCTCCTAAAGGAGCGTTGACTAGAACAGATAAGTCTGCGATAGAACAGCTTGAGCATTGGTTAGTGTATCAAAAGTATTGGTGTGAGCATAAGCCAAGCATAACTGTTTATGTACGTGAGGATGAGTGGATGGAGACAGGTGCATGGGTGTATAGTCACTTTGATTATATGAGTGGAGTTTCATTCTTACCATTCGACAATGGGTCATACCAACAAGCACCGTACACAGACTGTACAGAAAATGAGTACAACGATGCGTTAAAAGCAATGCCAAAAGATATACAATGGAGCAGTATGATTGAGATGGAAGATAACACAACTAGCAGTCAGGAGTTAGCCTGTACTGGAGGAGCATGTGAACTATGAGTAAAGATATAAACAGTAACTACTATGATGCAGGTGATATAGAAGTTTTAGATGTCATTAAAGCAAAACTTACACCCCCTCAGTATGAGGGGTACTTGCTAGGTAACTCTATTAAGTACAGCCTAAGACTTAACTGGAAAGGTAGTAAGGCTAGAGATGCAGAAAAGTTAAAGAACTACAGTGAGTGGTATTATCACTGCATAAACCAACCTATTAAAGAGAGAACAGAATAGGAGATATATATATGAATGTAGTTGACATAAGTGAAAAAAAAGATAATATAGAACTATATCGGGCTGTCATAAGAACCTCTTCTAAGGGAGAGTTAGTAACTTACTTTACAGGGTATTTGTTTGATAAAGAAGAAGGGCTACCTGATACCATTTTCTTTCTTTATAATGAAAAGATTAGTGAAACACCTCATCTTATGATTAACATGGCTAATATAGAGTTCATCGAGATGGAGCTTATAAAGGATGATGATGAAGAAGATGATAACTACACTACAGAACAGGAAAGAAACGATGATTAAAATGAGATGTGGTTTAAAGTGTCCTGAGTGTGGTAGTTGTAACACCGAGTACAGAGAAGGACATAGGCAAACTTCAGATACACCTGCTGAACTTTCTGGATGGGAGTGTATTTGTGGTGTTTGTTTTGAAGAGGACAGTGTTAATTATGACGACTGGTAAGACTAGTCAAGGAGATAGGTAACTTAAATGAGAGATGATCTATGTGATAATTGTCATAGGAAAGCACCTCTTAAACTAACAGTTGGGTTTCAGATGCTATGTGTTGTATGTATGCACGACCAGTTTCAATATCCTTTAATGGATGCTTTGGAAGAGAAAGAAGCGAATGATATGAAACAAGAAGCATTGAAGAAACTAGCAGAAGACTTTAATAAAAAACTAGGGAGAGATAAACCAGATGAATAGTATACCAGTTATCAAAGAGTGGAAGAGTATAGATGGTGCATTGCGGGGAGTTATTAGAAACGGTACGTTATTACTTGACAAGAATAGCCAAGTAATATTACGTACCGAGAATGTAAGACTGTTGGGATTGATACCAAGATAGTATCATTGATACTATGTCACTACATGTTTTCAAATAACATATGAATCAATTTAGGATAACCACCTAAGTCTTTAGCAAGAACAGACGCATCCCCTGCTACTGCTGCACTTATAGGAGATAGTACGGGAGTTAGTGGGGGCATAATGAATCCACCTATTGCCTTATCAAATCCTTCCCTACTCGCTTGTTGTTGTATATACTTACCCGCACCAAACATAGACAACATGTTCTGTGCAAATTGAGCAGGTACTTCCTCAGCTTCTTGTGGAAGCCAATCATCAGTCCTATCTCCATTATCTATAGCATCATAGATAGCAGCACGACCTAGCTGTACTGACCCATTACCTAAAGTACCTACCAAAAGACCGTACCTCATTAGGTCAGCCGTACCGTCAACAACATCACCTCTCTTTAACTTAGCTACTGCTGTATTCCTAACAATATTAAGTTGATGTATTGTAAACTGCTGCAACATATACATAGACCTACCTGCTGCACCTGAGTTTAGATAAGCAGGTGTCATATTAGACATAGTAATAGGTTGAACATCCATCAAATCAGAGACAACTGCCTGTCTAACATTAATGTTAGTGTGGTCTCCAACCTTAGCAGACTTCACAAAGTTCTGGAACTCACGCTCATTCCTACCAAAGAAGTCAAAGTATTTGTCCTTTAACTTACCAATACCTTTCTTAGTCTTCGACAGTGCCTTCATCTTAGCTATACTAGAGTTCAACTGAACATCCTTCATAGAAAAGTCAGCGTTCTTAAAACCAACAAATGGCTTATCCATCCACCAGTCTAATAAGTTAGATGCACCACCCATGTTAGACATATCAGCAGCTATATCACCTTGCAACACTCGCCATTTAAGAGTACCACCTTTAACTTTACCCTTAGTTAACTTATCTACTCCAGATGCTACTGCGCCCTTAGTAGTAGCACTAATGCCGTGCATAAATGAAGGTACAAATCCATCACCCGCTTGAATCAACGCAGACATAGGGTTACCAAGTAACGCACCATATGTACCTGCCTTGAACACATTAAACGCAGTAGGCATAGCCTTCTCTCCTCCTACAAACCGAGACATAACTAAGTCATATAGCTTCTCAGCTTGGTCAGAGTTAATCATACCATCTTTGTATTCTTTGTTTATAATTCCACCAACTGAGTTCTCTATAAAGTCTTCCTTAGAACCATCGTCCAACTTAACACCAGACTTACCTAGAAACTCCCTCCTCATACTTGCATGATTCACAGAGTTGACGTATCTATGCAGAGCATCTACTGAGTTATAATACGCAGGTTGAACATCTTCGGTCATCTTTTCAAGAACTCGTTTCTTTTCAGCACCAATCTTATTAATAGCAGACTCTATCTTAGGGTTTGTCATAACTTTATTAAGAACAGACGCACGTTCTACCTCGGTCAGTGACCTACCTAACCGCTTGCCTTCAACATGCATTGCTTCAGACAACTTACGTTGCATATTAGACTTACCTACTGGTATCTTCTTGAGAATTGCATCTAATAACTTACTATCTTTAACTGCTTTAGGGAAATAGTTTTCAAGTAAAGCAAACTCTTTCTCTAAAGTAACTCCCTCCAGTTGACTTCCTTTCTTCTGTAATAAAGGAACTATTGAGTTATCAAACTCATCTGACATTCCCTTAACATTATTCATTATTGATTTAGCAGTCTTAAAGTCACCATCTGCTAACGATCTATCCAGACTCTGCTGTAGAGTAGTAGCACCTTTCGTTGAAGACTTAAATGGTTCAGGTCTAAATATCTGTGCGCTGAGACCCTCATTCTTACGAGACACCTTACCTAGTTCTTTGTACATCTCAGCCCACGGTTTAATTGAACGAGAGTCATCTCCAGTATTAAGCAACCATTTAATCTCAGTGCGTTTTAGGTGCGCCCCTATTCGTGGGTTAATATCTGATACTGCCATATGCAAAGGACGAAGTGCTGAGTCTAATAGACCTGCTGCAAACTTACCCCCTTCTGCTAGTTTCTGTGTAGCTACATCTAACTTTTCAGGTAGTTTAATCAACTTATTCTTTTGTATAATCTTAGTAGGGTCAGCAGTTCGTTGGTAGCTAAATTTAGGTAACTTAATTCCATTAGATTTAGCTATTTCTTCAAATGCCTCTTTACCAAACCCAGTATCTTGTAGTGCTTTTCTATAAGCTACAGTTGGCTTTGTTATACCACTAGCTAGATTCTTATTAAACTCACTTTCAATCTTAGCAGCCACCTTAGAGGCTCTTTTTCCTTTAGCTAACTTCATACCTGCACCTGCTGCACCACCTAATATAACTCCAATAGGGTCAGTAACAAAGTCAAGCACAGTACCACCAACTCCTGCAACAGCACCTACTGCCTTAGCATTACTACCTATAGCAGATAGTACTGGATGATCGTCTGGATTCTGGATAGCGTTATCTAGCTTACCAAACATCCACTCTCCCCATCGGTTATCTTCATTATTCCAAGCACCCCTAATAGCACTAGGTACAGCACTATCAACATCAAATGGGTTAATACCACCATCTACAATACCTTGCATACCCCCACGAACAAACCCCGCAGGTTTATCTAGGTATCTAAACGTAACGTCCCATGCACTCTCCCCGTCAATCTCATCACTAGTATCATTAATACTATCGTCTACATAATAGCTACCAGTATCATCTTGTGATAACGCACCCTTTGGTATTAAAGATTCATTACCTTTACCATCAGACGAGTAGTAGTTACCTGCATCATCTTGAGTAAGTGTACCTGCTTGTAGTTTAGTGACTGCCATTAATTAATTGTCCTACGCTTACCAGTCTTAATGGGATTAACCTCAACACTATCAGAACCTGCATCATCAAAGTTACCAGACACAGCAGCAAACGCAGCGTTAAACGCTTCATCTTGCGCTACTCCTGCATTAACCTTAGCTACATAACTAACTGCCATTTGCGCCCCAAGTGCTAGTGATTCTTTTTCATTCAAATTAATGGATTCGGCTTGCCCTATAGCAGAAGCAAACACCTTACCTAAACTATCAGTTACTTTAATGGGAGTAGGTCTACCTGCAACCTTAGCTTTAGCTTCATCTACTGATGCTGCTGCATTAGCTTGTCTCACATACGCATCTGTTTTGCTCTGCTCCATAGGTAGCGTATTACCATACTTATCAACCTCATGTTGGTGCATACGCTCCTTTAGAAGACTATCACGTTCAAGTAGTTCAGTCCTACGATTATTCATTTCAGCCGTATCACCATATTCAAATTGGTCTTGTGCAAACTTGTCTTTATCTAATGCAAATTTAGCTAAGTCTTTTTGATGCCCTTCATCCATAGACTGAATTGTTCTATTACTAAGAGCAGTCTTAGCTACTATCGCATTAATCTCAGCGTTAATCTTTTGCATAGCAGCAGGACGTTGTTCTTCTTTTATGTTAAACTCTTGGAACATAAGATTCTGTCTAGCACTGTTAAGTCCTATGGTACTCTCTAGTTGACGCGAATCCATTTGTAGTCTAACTGTTTCATTACCTGCTACTCGCTCCTCTATCTTACCTTTAAGTGCCAACTCTCCTTCACTTATAGTATTAGAGAGTGTCTGTCCTCTTTCTACCAAACTAAGTCGTTGCCTCTCTAGCTCATCTGTAGCCACACCCCTCTGTCTTGCGTCATTAATCTTCACGTCCATCTGACTAAGCTGCCTGTCCATTTGGTCTTTACGTGTAGCATACTCAGCTTGGTTTAGTATTAGAGAGTTATTATCTATATAGAACTTATCTCTCTGGGACTTGTCTAGCAAGTCTATCCTAGAATCTGTCTGAGATAGTTCCTTCATTACCTTAGTGGTATTTAAAGCTAATGTATCTCTATTTAACGCAGTGTCATTAGCTCGCTTCGTCACCTCCGAATTAATATTATCAATAGTAGCATCGTTGAGTCTCATACTAGCCTTAAACTTCTCATCAAATATTTCCACCTGCTTGCCAGTTAACTCAGCACTTACATCAGTAGCTTTAGTATTTGACTCAATGTTGCCTTTAGTAGCAGTCACTACATCTTCACCTTTCTCAGATGTACGTATTTCACTCTCAGTTTTACGGAACTTCTGTCCGTATGATCTAGCTTCATCAGCTTCGTTGACGTAATTCTGATCTTCTAGTCCTTGAGCTAGTGCATTGAAGTACTCTTCATCTCTAGGTTTACCTTTAAAATCATTTGCTAACTGTTGTCTAATTTGAGTAATCTTTCTAACTTTAACCATAGGGTTTTCACC